CAGATGATAGCAGAATAAATTGGACTGAAGAAGAAGATGAAGCCTTTGAAGCTTTAGAACATAAACAAGCACAAGAAGAAGCACATAAACATTTTGTAATACAAGAGTTTGCTGCTCTTATCTTAGCTGATGGACCAGCTACAGTGCTGGGACAGATGGAGAAAGATGCACAGCATGAGATCCGTCAATCAGTATTACATGAGTACATGGAAAGACTATCCATGGCTAACCAAGGACTATAACATGTTATTAAATGCAGATGCTAAGCAATTAGAATGGGTATGTGCTGCTTATCTATCACAAGATAAGGTAGCTATAAAAGAAATCAATGATGAGTTAGATCAGCATACAGATAATCAGAAAAGGTTTGGACTACCAGATAGATTAACTGCTAAGACCTTCGTCTTTAGATTAATCTATGGTGGTAGTGCATTCAGTTATGCCAATGATAATAATTTTAAACACATAGGCAATGAGGCATTCTGGCAGAAAGTTATTGATGAGTTCTATAAAAAGTATACAGGGTTAAAGGATTGGCATGATGAGATCTTCTTTCGTGCTAAGAAGGATGCAAAGCTAACGATGTTAACAGGTAGAGAATATAAATATCCTCCTGTTATAAATGCTTTTGGTAAGCTTAAGTATCCTCGCACCCGCATCCTTAACTACCCTGTGCAAGGCTTGGGTGCTGACCTTATGGCAATCGCTAGAGTGTCATTGCGTAATAGGTTAGCAGACATGGAAGGAGTTAAGTTAATAAATACTGTACATGATAGTATCATGCTTGACTATGATCCAGAGGTGTGTTATACTAATAGTATAGTAGAGATAGTTAACAACTGTTTCACTGATATACCAAAGAACTTTAATAAGTTATTTGGAAAAGAATTCAACCTTCCTATGAGGGTTGATGTACAAGTAGGTACCTCTTGGGGTAACCTAGAAGATGTTTAATAAAAGGAGAAGTTATGCAAGTAAATGTAATTGATGTGGCAGCGATCCAAACTCATTCAGCAAAGAATGGTAGACAATACCAATCTATTGAAGTAATGTACAAGAATGATGCGGGTCAAGCCCAAAATAAAAAGCTTATGTCCTTTGCTAACCCAGCTGTATTTAAGGCATCCCAGACATGGGCAAAGGGTGACGTAATACATGTAAGCACAGAAAAAGATACATCAGGATATTGGCAATGGACAGCAGTAGGTGAGGCAGGTACCGTGGAAGACAAGCGTGATGATGGTACTGCTCAAGGTACTACACCTAATACTGCAGCCGCTAGCACAACAACTAGAGTTTCAGGTAGTAACTATGAAACTAAAGATGAGCGTGCTGCTAGGCAAGTAATGATAGTCCGTCAATCATCATTAAGTAATGCTATAGCTACACTAAACATTAAGGGTACTAAGGATTTAACTGAGTCTCCCTCTAGTGCTGTAATAGCTTTAGCTAAACTGTATGAAGGTTTTGTACTAGGTGAAGTAGCCAATGGTGCAATGGATATTACTGATCTAGCTGATGACATACCCTTATAGGAGATACACATGGAAAAGAAACAACAAACCACCTACATTTCATTAGGAATATTCTTTCTAATACTTGTAGGATTAGGTACTATGAACAAGAATCAAGAGCTTATGGTAGTTACTAATACTAATCTACCTGAATCTTATGTAGCTACTCAACCTTTATTGCCAGCCCTTACAGGTGATTCAATACTAACTGTTGCACAGCTACCAGCATTAGAAGCTTTACCAAGTATCAATGGTATAACTGTAACAACAGCAGATGATCTACCTGCACTGGTTACTTATGAGTTATCTGAACTATCAGGTGATCCAGTGTTATCAGCAGATGACTTACCTCATCTAACTTTACCTTCTTTGGAAGGATAGTATGCTAGCATTAATTGATCATGATCTAGTAGTCTTTCGCTGCGCTGCAAGTGCAGAGAATGATGATCTTGGTATAGCTATCTATAGAGCTGAAGCTTTATTAGACGAACTACTTACTAAGACAGGGTGCACAGAGTATCGTGCATTCCTATCAGGTAAGTCTAACTTCAGGAAGACTATATATCCTGAGTATAAAGCTAATAGAACAGCACCTAAACCTATTCATCTAGCTGCGTTAAGAGAACATGCGTTAGAAAAGATGGGTGCTGAGATGGCTCCAGAAGGATTAGAAGCTGATGATGCCATGGGTATTAATCAAACAGATGATACAGTAATTGTATCATTAGATAAAGATATGTTGATGATACCTGGTAAGCATTTCTCATGGGAGATTAAGGGTAAGGGATGGGTAAAACCTGACACATGGACTGATCAAACAAAGATCGGAGGATTAAAGTTATTCTTTGAGCAATGTTTGAAGGGAGATACTGCAGATAACATCAAAGGTATTGAGAAGATAGGTCCTAAGAAAGCTCAGATCATTCTTGCTGGATGTGAAACGGAACAGCAACTATTTAATGCAGTCCGTGATGCATATGGTAATGATGAAGAGTTTATAATGAATGCCTCTGTCCTATGGATAATGCAATCCTTAGATGACGTATGGAAGGATAGATTTGATGCCTATATTTAAGTCAGGACTTGAAGTAAAAGCTTGGAAGATACTTAAGAAACACATACCAAGAGTTAGATATGAGCCAGATGCTATCCCATATAGACAACCTGCAAAGGAGCGTAAGTACACGCCAGACTTTAAGGTTGCTAATGGTGTATACATCGAAGCTAAAGGGAAATTGGATCTAGCTACTAGACAGAAGATGGTTTGGTTTAAAGATATGCATCCAAGAATTACGATAATATTCTTATTTATGAATCCAGACAATAAGATTACTAAGCGTAGTAAAACAACATATGCTATGTGGGCTGAGAAAGAAGGGTTCATGTGGTTAGACTTTAGGAAGGATTGGATAAATGATTATAAAAAACTATGTAGAGAATGAGGATGGTAGTAGTGATTTTGATTTTAAAGCTGACGCTAAAGAATCAGAGTTTCTAATGTCATTTGCAATTAAAGCTCTCATGCGTGAGGGTATAATTAAGTCAGCGATTGATGAGGAATATGCTCAAGAGATTGACTTACCATTGGAGACAATGCACTAATGAAAAAGCATCTAGTAATTGGAGATACCCAGGTCAAGCCTGGGATTTCTTTATCTTATCTAACATGGATTGGAAAATACATAGTAGATAAACAACCTGATGTTATTGTTATGATCGGAGACTTTGCAGACATGCCGAGTCTTTCGTCATATGACACAGGTAAGAAATCATTTGAAGGTAGAACATACCAGGCAGACATTAGAGCTGCAGTAAAGGGTATGGATACTTTACTAGCCCCGATGAAAGCTCTTAACAAGAGGTTACTGAAGGCTAAGAAGAAACAATATAAACCTAAGATGGTGCTCACTATGGGTAACCATGAAGAAAGAATTAAGACTGCTATCGAGTATGATAGGAAGTTAGATGGTCTTATATCATTTGAGGATTTAGAATATGAGAAGGCTGGTTGGGATGTTTATCCTTATTTGGACGTTGTTAGTATTGATGGCGTGGCTTATGCTCACTATTTTGCTAGTGGTGTCATGGGTAGACCTGTCACTTCTGCCAACGCTCTCTTAACTAAGAAACATATGAGCTGCGTTGCAGGACATCAGCAAGGTCATTCAATTGCTTATGGGCAAGATGCAACAGGTAAACAGATGACTGCTATCATTAGTGGTAGTTGTTATTTACATGATGAAGATTATTTATCTCATCAAACTAATCAACATTGGAGAGGGTTATATATGTTACATAATGTAGAGAATGGTTCATTCGATGAATGTGCTATACCATTACATTATCTTAAAAGAAAGTACAAATAGTACTGGACATTTAGTAATATATGTGCTATAATAATAATATGAGTAGAGCATCTTTAATACATGGTAACGTTGCTAGAGAACACTTAGATATACTAGGTAAGAAGCTAGCATCAGAGAAACAAGTGGGTGGTAATCACTATAAGCAATATGCAATTCAGCCTATAGATTTTATCGAAGCTAACAATATCCCTTACATTGAGGGTAATGTTATTAAGTATCTCCTCCGTTGGAGAGATAAGAATGGTGTAGAAGATTTAGATAAAGCCATTCATTACATTGAGTTACTGAAAGGGATTGAAGCTTTTAAGAATGAAGAGAGTTAAGACTAAAAGAGAATGTAACAATTGTAAAGAACCTGCCATCATATGGTCTAACGACAAGTGGTGGTGTTCTAGAATTAGCAATCCAGGAGTTATGAACATAACAGGTGGTTGCTTTAGGAGAAAGAAATGATAGCAGAAGGATTATTTATACTAACTGTATCCCTTAGTGGGAACTATAATGACTTAGAGTACGTGGGGAATTTCATTGATTGTCCTACTGCGATGGCTTACTATGAAGAAAATTGTAGTAGTTACAAG